TGGTAAAGCCACCCAATCTGCACCAAGACTTTTAATACGCTGTAATGTCTCAAGCAATTCTTTTTTGAGATCACCGGTGCAGCCTGGGATCTCTGCGGGATTATTTGAGCCCATTGCGTCTTTGATATAAATTAACCGTTGAATATTAGGTTTTAATTTATCGCCACTGTATAGTGGTAGATGCCTATTACCTAGATATGCTTTAGGATATGTTACCCGCTTAGGATCAAGATTACATTTATCCTGTTCAAGGTCAGTTGAATCTTTGGTAGATGCTAGATAACTATCATAATAGACAACATTATTAACATCGGTGTCAAGACTATTGGTGTTAGCAGGATTTACACTAATCGTGATGGTCTCAGAGACAGATTTATTTGATCCTGAACAAGAAAGTTTAAATTGCCTATCACCTGCACTTAGATAGGTAAAATTCTGTGATCCTTTGATGGATACGTTACTATCATTTAGGGTGCAGCTATTGGCATTGGCCGAGGTCCAACTCAATGTGATCGGTTCGTTGATCAGTGCTTTTGTTCTAGATGCAGTAAATGTGATAGTTGGATCACTAACGACAACTGTAGGATTAGGGCTAGGACTATCATCACCGCCCCCTCCGCACCCAGTAAGTACTAGAGCAGATATAAGATACGCAACCTTACGCATAGTCAATATCCAATGTTACAATAGATAAGACTATTATAAAGTATCGTTAGGTAAAGGTCAAGACCCTCTGCCTGTTTTTCGGGTAACTGCAGGACCGCCGAAACCCTTGCTGTTGACCTTACCTTTTGTACCATCTTTAGGATTAAAATTTCCCTTATGACTCTGTTGCTGTGCCTTTTTCCTTGCAAGGATATCGGCTATAATATTTTTCTTTTCTTCGGACATATCATACACCTATGTTTTCTATAAACTCATTTAAAGATCCATATAAAGATATCAGCATAGCTATTTTACTATCATATATTCTTATATATGCGCTTTTAGCCTGCGCTGTCTTTAATCCTATATAAAATGGGCATTTTATCTTTTTGCCCAAAAGTAAGGTATATTCTTTAGCATTAACATTTTTTTTACTTAGGGACTTGATATCAAACGGAAAATCATAAAAACTTATCTCTGCTTCGGCAAAGGCATTTTTTCCTTCTTCAGTCAGACGTAAGTTATCCCCCTGTCTGCCTGTTTGAAACCAGCGAAAAAGTAAAAACTGTATATCTAGATTTTTATAAGCACTATAATTAGGTAATGCTTCTTTTACGACTTCTGTGATCTTAACCTTTTTACTCATCAGGATAAACTTGACGCCCTGAATTCATAAAATGAACGGAAAATTTATCTGTCTTAAAAAGATTATTTAATTTCCTACAGAGATTTCTTGCATGTCCGGGGTTACTAAAACTTGTTTTCTTGTATTTGGGTGCGGCTTCATTAGCTAGATAGTGCTGGCTTTTTAAATTTATCGGTTGCCCTTCATAGAACACAGCCCATATTCCGCTAGCCTCTACAATCTGATCGCATTTATATGTTGTTTTATCAACATGCTCAAGTATTACTTTAGGTTGCGTCCTGCTCATTTGAAACTCCCACCTTTAACAGTCACTGAAATTACTTCTTCATTTTTATCTTCTTTTTGTAGAACATAAAAATCTGCAAGCAATTTTACTATGTCATCTTTGAGGCCCCTTGCTTCATCTATGGGAAGCAGCACATCCTTAGTTTTACGACTTTCAGCGTATGTAACCTTTTCTATAAATCTCTTAAGATGAACCATCTATATTATTTATACGACTATTTGCCTCGGATTCTGTTTTGAAGGGGCCTTGGTAGTCATAACGCTGGATAAAGATGTATTTAGGGCAAAAGACTACCTCATTGTTACCATTTTGATTCAAAACAAACCATCCTGCTGCATGATAACTCTTACTTTTTTTGGTTTTAGTGAATAAGTGTAGTTTCTTTTTAATATCGAACATGCTGTTATAGATTTTAGATGCAGTAGGATATTCTGGATATGGCATCTCTGCTTTTGTCTTATTAGATTTTAATGGTTGGAATCTAATTTTAGTTTTTTTCTTGATGTCTAAAGTGTTATTAAACTGCAACACGTTACCATTAATTAATACTTCATATCCTGCATTATTAGCCTGCACATTACCAACTTTCTTTTCACCGTCAGTCACGACCCAATACTGATCTTTGACTATAGGTTTTGCTATAAGTTCTGTCATAATCACCTCGTTATTTTTTAAGTACTCCCCACATTAGCTCTTTAGTAGGAACATATGCTATAGGAGATATCCAACCTTTCATCTGACAAGTTTGTACTATACGTTTATAGTTTTCCGGGCATTCTTCATTAATTTGTATAGCGGCTCTGGGCCACTGAATAAAATTCGCGCCAAACTTAAAATATTCGTCACCGGGCAACAGAGCCTTTACTTCTTCCTCACTCACGACAATTGGCATAACTCACCTTTATATGGATTGTTCAACCACTTAGCGTAACTATCAGCCTGCTCACTAACCTTGTTGAGTTCGTACTTACCGCAGAACTTCATAAAATGCACACCTACTTGTGGTGTCACATTTCTACGCACACCTGTAGCGATACTAACATCAACTATATCCTTTATTTCGTCAGGCTGTGCAGTCAAGTCAATCAATAACTTGTTACGCTCATATAAATCTTTGACACGATATTCAACACCATCAGGATCGACCCAACGTTGCAACATCATGTTGTTCCAGTTAAAGCCTTGCTTAGTTCTATCGCTATATGCTTCGATGAGACCAACTTTATTCTTAGAGCCTTTGGTGCGCACACCAGGATATGCACTAAACACGTTGTCTCCACTATCACCACGCATGATCTTCTCAAACAAGTGAAACTGTGGGTCACCGAGCAATTTATGTTCTTTAGTCTTCTTGTCTTTGACAGGTCTACCCTTGTCATCAAAATAACCATCAAGCGTGATTAATTGATTGCTAATACCATTATACTGTTTGACATTACTAGCAATCAACTGAACATAATCAGTATCGCTGCTGATGATATAATGTTCATCGTTGGGATGCAGGTGTATGAACCTTGCGATCAAGTCATCCGCTTCGGCACGTTCATGGCGCAATACTGATGTATTAGTTTTTTCACGTAAGAATGTGGTGAACATATCATATGTTTCCCAGAACATCTTATTTTCTTCTGCCTCGGCTTCAGTGAGGCTTTGCTCTGCGACTTTACGATGTGCCTTGTATTGTGGATACACATCCTTGCGCCATGATCTGCCCTCAAGACAGAATACGACATGATCAATACCATATTTGCGTACAACTTGATTTACACTTGCTAGTGTCAAGTGTAATGCCATGCCGATCTTTTCCCAAGTATCACTATTGCGACTGGCAATATGTCGGGCACGAAAGAACGTATTTGCTGTATCGATAAGAGCGTATTTCACAAGCACACCTATTTATAGTGATAATATACGTATATTATACTAAGTGATTGCGAAAGTCAAACTAAATTGGGTCGGGATCGTAAATAAGAATTTTAGGTTTATAATTCTTAAAATGGTTATAATTGTGCATAGCAATTGGATGTACCTTTTCCGACCATTCTCTCCATTGTTCCTTTGAAAAGGACGCCAATCTATAAATTTCTTTAATTATTGCAGCAAGTCGTAAATCGTGGTCTTCGATAGTGTCATATGTTTCATCGATATATGGGTGAAAGGTTTTATAACCCAATTCTCGTAGTGCATCTAAAAATAAAGGAATAGACGCTATGATAAACGGCATTTTTCCAGCAAATGCCTTCATGGTTTTTTCAGTCACGAAATAACTATCTAACATACAAGTATCATGCGAAATCCAGGGAATCGTTTTACTTACATCAGCGCGTATAAATTTTGTTTCAGTGATTAAATCTACATAGCTATTTTCATAATGCTCTATTTCGTTAGACCATATTCTCCAAGATATATCGTTTATAACTTCTACATCGGCTAATTTAATAGGTAATAGTCCTGGATTATTTAATAAAAAATTAAAATGATTTTGAAATGGTCCGGGAATTGAACTCATATACTGACTATCCATACTATTAAAATTATGAGCAGACATATAAGATTTTTTATCTAACCCAGATTGGAAAAATTCACTGACCAGAACATTTCTATGATATCTAGAACTTCCATTTAAAAAAAGGAAAACTTTTTCTTTATCTTTAATTTCACTGTTTAGATTTTTGTAAAATTCATTATCTAAATCATTGTGTATAAAAAACATTTTTTCATAGACATTGCTGAACATTATTTTAATCTGCGTCCAGTTATTTTCTTTCGCTGCTCTTTTAAAACTTTCTATATTATATTTTACTGGTGATCCTGCACTGACTAGCATAAAGTCAGAAATTTTAAAATTGTGTTTTTCTACCAAAGTTTTTACTACATCACTTACTACGCTATAAGTTTGAAACTGAATGGTTTCGTGAGTATTTTGAAATACAAAAGTTTTGATTTCGGGATGCATCATTCTCAAGTTTAATAAATTATCAATGACTTGCTTTTTTGTATCCTCATTGAAATTATTAGTATGCCAAAAAACTATATTGATAGTGACGTAGTTTTTAAAATCTAAATCCCTCAATATAAATTCAAATTGGCTAAAAAAGGGGCATGAAGTTCCGTCGGGAAAAACTAAGAGAGTTTTATCATTCATTTTAACTTACTTCAGTTCTGCCGTTTCCTATATCTTTTTGCTTAATCACCCGGACATCATCTCGGCGTTTTTCCGGATCGGCCATCTCTTGCTCATAAACTTCTAATGCTATATTGCGACATACAGTTTGAAACCAGCGATCTACAATCTCATTGTCTGTGTCTTCTGGTTTTACTTTATAGCCCTGTTTGACTAAATTAACTAAAAATTTATCATTCCAATCAAGTTCAAAACTACCATTATTGATATTGTTTGGATCAAGATCAACCTTGAGAATAGCAACATATGGTTCGCCCTTAGCCGTCGCTTCTTCCTTAGGTGACAATTTCTTTTTAGGTTTAGGAGGAGCCTCGCTCGGTGGCTCAGGCCTTGGCCCTTCTGTTTTCACTCCTAAAAGACTTTTGAGTTTATCAAACATATGTCTTATATGTATCAAAAAGTTTAAAGCTGGCAAGATTTTTAGCTTTGCTCTCGCACATGATATCAGCCCAACTCCAATGACTATGTGCCCAACGATTCATAGCCTCGTTGTAAAAGTAGTCACTATGGGCACGTAACTTTTGCTTGTTGTACCCACTTTCTAATAGTATATTAAGATCGTGTCGTTGGGATGTATTGCGGTCAATGACACCATCTTCGCGTGATGTACTAAAATGAATAACAGGGCGGACGCCACGCCAACTATCAATAAAACGCTTGATACGATCATCATTTGGTTCGATATATTCACCTGTCTTTACCCAATGATGATGAATGTCTAGTACTAGACCCAGATGTCCAGCCAATTCGAGGCTGGATTCGATTCCCCAGCTGATTTCGTCGTTCTCGATGGTGATAGCATTTCGCGCTTCGGGTGTAAGGTGACCGAGGGTGTCGATGATACCGGCTGGACCTTTTTTACCTGAGATATGAACATTGATCTTAATGTCCTGAAATCGTTTGCCGTACCCCATCCAACGGGCCATATCCACATGATATTCAAACTCCTCTATACTCTTATTTACTACCTCAGGACGATCACTAGCCAATACGACAAACTGATCTGGGTGAAATGAAAGACGAACATCATTGGCACGGGCAGTCTCACCGATAGGGGCAAACCATCGTTCCAAACTATCCTGCACATCCTGTCGTCGCCAGAAGTATTTGAATTCGTCCATAGTATAGAACGATAGCATGTCACTTGTGATACGCAACATACGCAATTGTGGGTCAAGTTTGCTGACATACTTGACTAGATTATGTGTATTAGTGATATTGCGTTTAGCGACCTCAATCAGTTTGTCCTCGACAATACTCTGTGACTTTTGACGCTTTGCCCATGCGTGGGTAGTGCCACCAGTATTGTAGCCGTCTACGCTGGATATCTCGCCCTTTTTATTGATTTCCGCTAGTTTACATGCGAAACCAAGTCGCTGAATGTTAGAGTTGAATGACATAGACATAAATACTACTATAACTAACTGGGAAAGTCAACACCATGGATATCCGTAAAATTCTAGATATAGTCAATGAAGCATCAAAACCATTAGCAAGTGGCATGAAAGTCATGAGTCCTAGCGAATTCTTACAGTCGCAGGGTATTGAACCCAAAAGTAGTGAAGAAGGTGTGGCGGAAGGCGAAGTGATATCTATGCGAGATGATCATAAGGTATTATCAAGATTGGTCAGCGATTGGTGGCACGGCGACGAAAAACAACATACAAAGGCAGTAATGATGTTTAGTAAAA